TGCGCAACAACCAATCGACCCCCGCACGTTATCCACAGGAGGATGGCCTCGGTGACTAGGATATACGTTCTGCTCGGAGCCCTCGCTGTCATCGGGACACTTCTCGGTGCAGCATACCTGAAGGGCCGATCCGATGGGCGTTGGGCTGAGCGTATCGTTCAGCTCGAGGCCATTGACGATCTCAACCAACAGCTCGATGCGAAGGATGCTGAGCTGGCTGCGCTCGAGGCAGCACGACTTCAACAGATGCGGGAACTCGAGGACCGTGTCGAAGAATTGAGGAGGCAAGCAGATGAAGACCCTAATGCTGATCGTCCCGCTTTTGGCGCTGACAGCATGCGCAGGCTCAATGCCATCGGCGGGAATTGATGTCGATCCGCCTGCGCCTTCTCTCACGCAACCCTGTCGATCTCCGGTGCGATTGCCGGAGCGGGAGGTGACGCAGGCAGAAGCCGAAAACTACTGGCTGCGTGACAGACGGTCACTTGTCGACTGTGCAAGCCGTCACAACGGGCTGACCCAATGGGCCCAGGAAACTGTTGGGACTATCGAAGGAGAAGACCAGTGAAGACCAATGACCAAATCGAACAAGCGTTCATCGAAGCCGTCGGCACCCCGCAAAAGGCAACTCAGGAAACGGTCGCCCAGGCGTGTGAAGCCGTTCTTGCGAAAGCCACCGCAGTCTTCGGTCCGGGCGTCTACGTGAACGGCAAGCTCAATGCCGACATGCAGGGCATCTCGTTCCGCTACAAGCGCCCCGCCATTCGTCAGCGTCTCGAGTTCTTCGTGCCTGTTGCGGTCGACAAGCCGCCGCGCAAGAAGGACATTGACGACGACGCGAAAACGACGAGCCAGAAGAAGTCGAAGAAGGCGAAGCAGGAGGACAACGCAGGCAATGACGACGCCGGCGCTTCTGGCTCGCCTCAGGACGACGCGCCGGTCGATCGCCTGATGATCCTCGAGGCTGCTGCGAGCGACCTGAGCGATGACGACTTCATGGGCGACGGTCGCCCGCATGTCGATGCGGTGAACGATCAGCTGGAAGAAGGTGTCGAGCCGTTCACTGCCTCCGAGCGTGACGAGCTGTGGGCACAACGCGCCGGCGAATAACAGGCAGCCACTCGAGCAGCTACTAAGAAGCCCCGGCATCTTGATTGATGACCGGGGCCCTTTAGTGGTTGAGCAGGAACCGAAGTGCCTGCGTCAGGTTGGACTCATTCGGCGTCCGCGTCGGCCTTCGCCTTGCGGGAGCGGGGCTTGCGAGTCGTGGTCGCCTTCGCCGTGGTCTTCGCCTTGCCCTTGGCGGGCTTCTCGTCGGCGTCGTCCTTGGGCTGGGCGACACGCTTGGCCGACCGTTCCTTCATCGACTTCACGATGGCGTCGAAGTCCTTCTTGGTGTTCCAGCCGTACTTGTTGCCGAACTCCTTCTCGACGCCGAGCTCACGGAGCGCGACACGCACCGACGCCGGCTGCAGGCCGGAGGCCTCGACCAGGTCGTTCACGCCGTACTTCGGTTCGTCCTTTGCCGGCGCCTTGGTTTCGGCTTCGGTTTCCTTGGTTGCTTTCGCAGTTGCCTTGCGGGCCATGATCTTACTCCTCGTTTCAGGTGTTTGAGCGTCCGTTCAGTGTTGAACTTTTTTACTATTACGAGATCGAACAGGTCCTCGTCAATAGTGTTTTTCGAGCACAGGACATAAAACTCTGACGGCCGATCCTTTCCTTTGGCCGACAGTCGAGCCTTCATTTGATCCCAGTCACGATAGGAATGCGTCATGCTATACACGATGGCGTGGGACGACTTCCACAGATCGACGCCTGTTCCTCCTGTCCGGGCCTGGACGACTGCGACATCGTATTGGGCACGTTGGAAGTCACGCCATATCTGAGGACGCAGCTTCTTCTTCGTCGAGCCGTTGACCTGCACGACATCATAACCCTCAGCGACGAGCGCCTCATACACCAAGTCGTTGTCGGGCCGAAACGCCGTGAACACGACGACGGGCTTGGGCAGTTTGTCGACCAGCTTAATCGTCTCGCGCAGCTTGTAGTCGCCGAGGTCATGCAGGCGCTCGTCATCGTCATAAACGAAGCCAGTAGCGATCTGCCTGCGTTTCGCTATGTTCGTTATCACGAGCTCAGCTAGCACACGCCTGCGCTTCGCTGTGCGACGCTTGCGAGGCAGGTAGGTGAACGACTGCTCGAGCATTTCATTGTAGCAGCGTTCCTGCTCGCGTGTCATGCCGACATCGACCTTGTGGACAATGGCCTGCTTGATCCCAACGTCTTCCTGCGTCAGTCGGATGCAGTATGGCTTGAGCTTGTCGATGAACTCCTGCCGACGCTCCTCGCGGAACGTGGCCTTGTTCTTGAGGATGCGCTGCTGCAGTATCTTCTTCTGCCACAGTGCTGAGCCGGGAGGCGCGTGATCGAAGTCGATCTCTGGCCATTCCATGTAGCGCTTCTCGAACTTCGCCCAGTTCGTGCCGAAGACATCAGGATCGAGGAAGCGGAAGATGCCGAAGTAGTCGGTCTCACCACCGTTGCCGATCTCGCGCTTCTTCTTGTTGCCACCCTTGCCTTCCTGTGGAGTACCGGTCAGGACCAGCTTGCGTTCGATCCAGCTGAGGCGCGCCATTGCGCGTGATGCACCATTGCTACGACTGGCGATGCGCTGGGCCTCGTCAACGGCAGCCCAATTCAGCTTCTTGTATTTGACGAGCCGCTTGATGAGCTTGGGCAACATCTCATAATGGATGAGCAGGATGCGAGGGGCAGGCAGCTTCTTGAACTCCTCCCAGTCGCTGGTCACGTTCACATGCGGCAGGAACTTGTGCAGTGCATCAAGCCACGTGCTGTCCCGGTTCGTTAGCAGCGTGACGAGCAGGCCGCAGAAGTCAGTCCCACGGACCGTATCCCACGCGACGTTGTGTTCCACGTTCTTCAGCGTGACGTATGTCTTTCCTGTCCGCTGTTCGCAGAACAGTGCGGTTGCGGGGCGTTCGACGGTGAACTGAAAGACGTCTTGCTGCTCGGGCCAGAGTTGCAAGGACGACGTCTTCGGCTTCTTCTTTGCTGCGGACGACTGTGGCACATCCGCCTCCTTTCATGACTATGTCTCGAATGGTCTCGAGCTGAATGGCAGATGGCTTGGATGCTTTGGTTGGGAGCTTGACTTCGAGTGCGAAGAACAGGCCGTCCACACAACCGATCAAATCGGGAATGCCCGCAGGCGTGAAGGGGCCTCCCCAAACCTTAAACCACCAACCGCCGACAGTGGCGCGAAGGTGGTCCTGAATGGATTTCTGTAGTCGTGACTCTGGTTGCTTGGACATGATACCCCACCTGTGGATAAAAAAAGGCGGACCCGAAGGCCCGCCAAGTTAGGGAGGTTCCGATCAGTCCTCGGCGAGGATACCGGCTTCCTCGGCCGCGTCGACCACCGCGGTACGCTTCTTGCGCAGCGTCTTGTGATCGTCCAGGTCAACGTCGAGCTCGTGCTCTTCGATGAGCTCTTCGAGCTCGTCCTGGTTCATGCCGTTGATGTCGTCGGCGGTCACCTCGCCTTCGCCACCTTCGCCGCCGTCGCCTTCACCGAGACCGGCTTCCTCGACAGCTTCGGCCAGCTCGTCCTCGTCGAGCTCGGCCAGTTTCTTGCGCAGCGTGTTGACGCGGGACTTCGCCGTGACCTTGATGCCGGCGGCTTCAGCGACCGCCTTGATGTCATCATCGCTGGCCTCGTCGAGGTCGAACTCCTCGCCGTCACCGTCGCCGTCGTCACCTTCGCCCGTGTCCTCGATCAGGCCGAGTTCCTGCATGGCCTCGAGCAGTTCGTCTTCGTCGGCCTCTTCGAGTTCCTTGCGGATCGTCGAGGCGCGCTTGGACTTGATGCCCATGGCCTTGCCGAGCTTCTTGATGTCGGCATCGTCGATGTCGTCCAGATCGACTTCATCGTCGCCGCCTTCACCGCCTTCGGCCTCGTGACCTTCGGCAGGCCAGAAGTCCTCGGGCTTGATGCGCGACTGCCCGTTGTAGGTGTCCTTGAACGTCGAGCACATGGCGACCTTGCCGACGAACTCGGCGGCGTATTCGTCCACGTCGAAGTCGTCCTCGGGCACGTCACCCAGGAAAGCTTCGAAGACCTCGCGAGTACGCCACAGGGCGGCGGGGGAAAGCGATGCGTTGTGGTACATCAGCGAGCCTTCGAACTCGCCGGTGCCTTCGAGCTTCATGCTGTAGTAGAGGCCGTTGTCGCCTTCCTCCACCTCGCATTCCTTGACCTTGACCAGGTATTCCTGTTCGGCGGCGAAGCCCTTGCCGACACCGGCGAAGGATGCTGTGCGTTTGGTTGCCTTGCTGCGCGTGTTGCGTCGTGCCATCAGTTATCTCCTTTGATGGTTTCGAGGATTTCCTCGTAGGTTGGGTCGGACAGGAAGTCAGGCAGAGCAATCGACCTCGGCTTCCTGAATTTCGTTATATACGAGGCACTAGGCCCCAGTCGAACACAATACTCTTGTACTTCCTTCTCCCTCTTCTTTTTGCCGATACCAACGGACTTGGTGGTAGTCCGAATGAATGTGCAGCCGATGACCTGGGCCGCGGCGCACAGGTGGTTCATGACCGAGGGCGACAGGCTCGGACCTACTTCCGGATCGAGCTCGCCTTCGTTCTCACCATCCTCGCCGACGTTGAACGTCCGCTGCTGAGCCGTGAACACCACTTCCATCGGCAGGTCCCGGAAGTTGGTGATCCACGTTTTCATGTAGCCCGCGACTTCGCCCCACTGCTGCTTCGTCATCACGCCCCAGTCAGTGGGCTGCTTGCCGAGCTTGGCGGCTTTCTCCCCGACGATCTCCAGCACCTTCAGGAACTGCCACATGGTCACCGTGTCGAGGATGACCGTCTGGTACTTGTCGGGGTTCTGCTTGAGCCACCAGTACGCCTCCTCGATTTCCTCGATTGACGACACGGGCAGCACGTCCAGGTCTTTCACGTCCATGATGCTGTCGGTGCCTTCGTCGCGGATGTCGATCAGCAGCTTGCGGCCCGGGAAGGTGGAAGCGAGGGTCGTTTTTCCCGAGGCGCTGCGACCGTAGAACACCCAAGTCCGGTGCTTCTGCAGATCACTCGCCTTTCTGACGGGCAACGACTTCGGCGTGGTCGATCCTGTGGACGACCGGTTTCTCGTCGTCGTCCTTGTCTTTCTTGTTCTTCGTGCCATCGGTGTAGTTCCTTTCCTTGACGAAGTCGACATCCAGGCCTTGCAGACGCGCTCGGCACAGAGGTTCATAATCGCACCATGAGCAGTGCTTGTCAATGTTCATGTCGGAGACGCAACCATGGTTGTCGACCATTTCTCTGATGGTTGCCTCGAAGTCCGCGAACACCATGTCCGCCACGTCACGCTGGACGGGCGTATGAATGCGCTGGAAGTACTCAGCGCGGTTTTTCTCAGCCATCG